GACGCTGGCGCAGTAGCACCTGCCACCACATGGAGTCTTGACACTTGGGGCGAGTATCTGGTGGCTTGTTCCGATACTGACGGCAAGCTCTACGAGTGGCAGTTGGGATTTGTCACACCAACCTTGGCGGCTGCAATCACCAACGCGCCAACAGGATGTGCGGCTTTGCTATCCACTGCCGAGCGATTCCTGTTTGCTTTGGGCGCGTCCAGCAACCCGCGTTTGGTCAAGTGGTGCGATCAAGAGGACAACACGACATGGACGGCGGCAGCCACCAATCAGGCTGGTGACTTTGAACTGAACACGGTTGGTTCACTCAAGTGCGGAAAGCGCGTCAGAGGCATCAATCTGCTATTCACTGATGTTGATGTCCACACCGCAACTTATGTTGGCTTGCCTTATGTGTATTCTTTTGAGCGTGTGGGTTCAGGCTGTGGCGTGATATCGAGTCAGTCTGTGGCTGCCATCGACTCTGCCGCCATTTGGATGTCTCGGTCAGGCTTTTGGATATTTGATGGTTATGTCAAGCCACTGCCTTGCGATGTATCTGACTATGTGTTCACAAGCATGAACTACAACCAAGCCAGCAAAGTCTATGCTGTACACAACAGCAAATACGGTGAAGTGTGGTGGTTCTACCCATCAAGCTCAAGCAATGAAGTTGACTCCTATGTCACCTACAACTACCGCGAAGGCCATTGGAACATTGGCACTTTGGGGCGCACTGCTGGTGTGGACCGTGGAATATTCTTGTATCCCATCATGGTGGACGCAGATGGTTACATCTATGAGCATGAGGTGGGTTATGACTACGACTCTGGAACAGTCTATGCCGAGTCTGGGCCATACGAGATTGGCGTGGGAGAGAACATCATGTCGGTGCGTCAGGTGATACCTGATGAGCAGACGCTGGGCGAGGTGCAGATCAGTTTCAAGTCTCGGATGTATCCGACATCGACAGAAACAACACATGGACCGTATTCAGCCTCACAGCCCACAGATGCGCGGTTCTCAGGCCGTCAGGTCAAGATTCGGTACACAGGTGCTGTGTTGGAGGATTGGCGCGTTGGCGTGACCAGAGTTGACGCTATTGCGGCAGGTAAGCGTTGAGTGACGAGGAAGAGTTTGAGAGACTGCGCCATCATGTTGTGGCGGCACTAGAATACGCAGGAGGCAGTCACGCAGTTGAGGATATTGCTGAAGGCATTAGGAAAGGGTTTTTTCAGCTCTGGCCAGGTGCAAATTCAGTGATAGTCACTGAGATCATTGTCTACCCGCAGTTGAAGGATTTGCACTTTTTCCTTGCTGGCGGCGACCTCGATGAACTCCGATTGATGCAACCTTTGATCGAATCGTGGGGGAAGAGTAAAGGTTGCAGTCGTGTGTCACTCGCTGGCCGTAAGGGCTGGGAGAGGACATTTTTAAGGGATAGGGGATACGAGCCAAAATGGTTCGTCATGTGCAAAGACTTATAGGGGTGGAATATGTCTAAAGGTGGAGCGCCACAAACGCAAACGCAAAATCAAACGCAGTCACAGACCACGATGATTGATCCAGAGTCTCGGGCTGCCTATTTACAAAATCTTGGTTTAGCTCGAAATATTGCTGGCGGCCTTGGTGTTCAGCAATTTGCAGGATTCGATCCGCGTTATGAGGCTGGCGAAAAAGCACTCTACGAAGCCAGCATGAAGCCCTTTGGCGCTGAAGACATTGAGGCTTTCCAAAACCCATACGAAGATCAAGTCGTTCAGCAATCTTTGCAAGACATTGAGCAGGCGCGTCAGATGGCGGCTTTGCAAGATGCAAACAGAGCAACTGCCGCCAAAGCCTTTGGTGGCTCACGCGCTGGCGTACAAGGCGCACTCACCAACGAAGCCGCACTGCGCGAGGCCGCACGCACAGCATCTGGTTTGCGTTCCGCTGGCTTTGGCCAAGCTGCACGACTGGCTCAAGAAGCGCGTGAGATGAATATGCGTGGCTTCCAAAACGCCATGAATCTTGGATTGACTCGCCAACAGTTTGCACAGTTGGGGTTGGATGCCCAGCGCAATTTGCCTTTGCAACAGTTGGCGATTCAGCAAGCCGCCATGGGCGCACAGCCTGCAAACCTTGGTTCAAGTATGACAGGCACTAGCACTGGAATGTCAATTCAGCCGACAAGTCGCAATGTGCTAGCTGGCGCACTTGGCGGTGCTGCGGCTGGCGCACAGTTTGGACCATGGGGTGCAGCGGCTGGCGGTTTAATTGGAGCATTTGCATGAACTACTTAACGAACTTATTTGGTAGCGGCAATGCCGCTGGCGGTATGCGTATGCCGCCAATGGGCCAAGGCATGGACTTGTATGGCGGTCAACCAAGCTCAAATCTTGGTATGACGATGCCAAGAAATGCCTACGCCAGTGCTGATACTGGCACAGGCATCATGCCACCATCATCGTTTGGTGAGATGCCTGCTAACTTTGATTGGAAATCTGCGCTTGGCGCAATGCAAGCCTTGGGTGGGCTTATGGGGCAGCCAGAGCAACAAGCGCCGATGCCGCAAATGGAGTTGACACCAATGCAAGCATCTCAATTACCCATGGGCAGCAATCAGAGCTATGAAGACCTGCTCAAGATGTATGGTGTGCGTACTGGCGGCTTACTTGGATGAGGTGATATATGACCGATGAAGAATTCAAACAGATGTTGGCTCAGAATTATGCCGAGCCAACAAGGATTAGAAACCTTGCCAATCCAGCAGCAGTGCCTTATTCCGACTTCCAAGTACCCGCATCAAATGTTGCACCGTCATCATTTGCATCAAACCTTGGCGGCTTACTGTTTGGCGGTGCTGACTCAGGACTGAACGAGTACCTGACAAGGGATCAGCAAAAACAAATGCAGTCTCAGGCACTGATGAGTGCCGCCATGTCGCTGCTGAAGAACAGTGGCTACACAACGCAACCTATTTCACTTGGCCAAGCACTCGGCAGCGCGTATGAGGCTGGCACTGCTGGCTACCAAGGCGCACAGAAGAATGCCATCGAGCAGATGCTGACCAAGCAGAAGTTGGATGAGGCAAAGACGCAAAGACAAATACAAGCAGATGTGCGTCAATACATGGGTCAAAAAGCTCCTGCTGGCATGAGTGCAAACGAATTCAAGGCTCAACAGTACATGAATCTTGCAGACCTTTATGCCGCCACAAATCCTGATCAGGCATCTAAATTCTTTGATATGGCGCAGAAGTTGATGCCACGCGATAAGGTCAGTGGTCAACCATTTGAGGTGTCTGATGAATCAGGCAAGCCAGTGCTTGTTCAACAGTTTGAAAGTGGAGAAATTAGAACAGCGCCAGGCTTTGGTCCAAAGCGTGAAGTTGTTTTGCAAAATGTTGATGGGCGACTCATTGCGATTGATAAATCAAAATTAGTTGGCGGTGAAATATACGGCACAGGAATTACTCCAGCAGAAGAAAAGCGTTTGGAAATGGAAGCAAAGCGCCTTAATATGGATGTTGATCGTCTGAAGATGGAGCGCGAGCGTATTGGCATTGAACTCCGCAGATTGAAGCTGTCTGAGCGTGACTTTGAGCGCGGACAGTATGACCGCGTTGAGAATGAAGATGGCGTGTTCTGGGTGCCTAAAGTGCCTGGCCTACCAGTAATCCCCATCACAGGTGCTGGTGGCGTACCACTCAAAGGTAAAGCAGCGCCAAAGCCAACTGAAGGCGAAACAAACGCTGCTGGCTTTGCGGGTCAAATGGAGAATGCTGAAGCCGTCATCAGTCAGTTGCCTGCTGGATCACAACCAGGTGCTGGCAGTGGAATTGCAGGATCAGTTCCTTTTGTTGGTGATGTCACAAAAAGATTTGTTCAACCAGCTGCCACCCAACAATATGAACAAGCAGCGCAGGCGTGGATTCGCGCTAAGTTGCGTAAAGAGTCAGGCGCTGCGATTGGTGTTGATGAGATGGCCAAGGAGTATCAGACTTACTTCCCGCAAGTAGGCGATAGTCCTGCCGTCATTGCTCAAAAAGCAAAAGCACGACAAATTGCTACTGAGGCTATGAAAAAATCTGCTGGTAAGTCATACACGCCGACTGCAATGCCGTTGCCAGTAGTATCAACGCCGCCAGTTATTCAAAATCTATTGAACAAATATCCACCAAAGGCACAATAATGGCTGATCCAACTATTGACGATCTGTATAAGTCTTTAGCGGCTGCTGACGCGGCTGGAGATGTTCAGGCCGCGCAGGCTTTGGCTGACTACATCAGAATGGTTCAAACCGCAGCGCCAGCGCCAAAGGCGCAGCCAAGCATTACTGAGGACTTGACACGCCAAGCTGGTCTATCAGTGCGTCCCATGGTGCAGTCAGTGTTGACTGCTGGCGGTATGTTGCCTCTGGTGGTTGACCCTGCCGTCAACTTGTACAACCTTGCGACTGGATCAACACTGCCCACAATGACGCAAGCAGTGCCAAGAACACTGTCAGCGATGGGCTTTCCTGAGCCTGCAACACCACAAGAGCGTGTCGTGCAAGACATCAGCACTGCTGGCTATGGCGTTGGCGGTGCAGCCAATCTTGCAAGAGAAGTACTGCCTGCCGCCACGACAATGACAGCGCAAGAATTCCTGAAGATGCTGGCAACCAACCCACGCGCACAGGCAGCGGCAGCCACCGCATCGTCAGCCGCAGCGGGTTCACTGCGCGAGGGTGGTGCGCCACCATCTCTGCAAATGGGCGGTGCATTGATGGCGGGTATGGTGGCACCAGGCGGTCCAAGCCTGCCGACTACACAACGCGCTTTGGCAGCTCCTGTGTCAATGGTGCAACCATTCACACAAGCAGGCAGAGAAACCATTGTTGGCAGTTTGCTGAATCGTTTGGCGACAGACCCAACGCGAGCACAGTTGAACTTGAGCAGAGCCGAGCCACTTGTGCCTAATGTGCAGCCCACCACAGCCGCCACAGCGTTCGATCCTGGCTTGGCCTCGGCAGAGACTGCCATCAGAGCTTTGGATCAATCTGGGGCGTTTCCAAGCCGTTTGTCAGCCAATCAGCAGGCTTTGCTTGATGCGTTTCGCAAGCTCTCTGGCAAGCCTGGTTCGGTGGCCGCTGCCGAAATCAAGCGCACTGATGTCACCAAGCCATTGCGTGAGCAAGCCTTTGCTAATGTGACGGTTGACCCTGTGACATTTCAAACAGGCATCAAACTGGTGGTGAATCAGGCCATCGACAATGTGATGAAGAGTCCTGTCGGTGTGCGTCAGGATGTTGAAACCGCCATGAAGTTTGCGACTGATCGAGTGGCGCGTGCAAGGTCACCGATGGAGCTGTACGAAATCCGCAAGGACTTGGCGGCTGCCGCGCAAGGCAAGTACAACCAAGAGAATCCAAGCCTGCGCTTGGCCAGCGGCCAGCTCAAGCAAGTCATTGCAGCCGTTGATGATGTGATTGATGCGGCAGCGCCTGGCTTCAAAGCCTACATGGACAAGTATTCCAAGATGTCTGGTCCGATTGATCAGATGAAGGTGTTGCAAGAGATTGAGCGCAGAGTCACCACTGGACAGCCAAACCTGTTGACAGGTGAGCCTGTCTTGGCCGCTGGTAGTTTGCGCCGCCAACTGGCAAACAAGGCAGAGGAACTTGATCTCAAGCTGTCAGTGCCAGCGCAAAAGCGGTTGGACAACATCATTGATGAGATCAACCGTGGCATGGCAGCGACTGCGCCAGGCGTTAAGCCGCCAGGGTCTGACACATTCAAGAACATGAGTATGGGCAACCTGATCGGGAGAGTGTTCAGCGAGTCCATGGCCACCAACACCACACTGCGAACAATGACGCGGCCTTTGGATTTCTTGTACAAGTTGCCTGATGAGCAGATTCAGCAATTGCTGGTGCAGGCAATGCTTGACCCGAAGATGGCCGCCATGATGATGGCAAAGGCGAACATAACGAAAGTCGAACCATTGGCCAAGTCACTCCGCGAGAAAGCAATTCAACTC